ATTAACCATCTCATTAAAAGGCTTACCAGCTATTGCGTTTTGATAAACTTGAGAAGATATTTCATTTAAATATCTATTTGCTAAATCTTCAAAACCAGCAAACTGCTGAAACTTCAGTTGATTGATTGTAAGTAAATCTACCTTAGTTAATGATTTGAACTTATCAGGTATATCCAAACCACCAAATTCTTCCATAAACTCATTTACTATTTGGTCATAATCCCTGACTAAAGTATCGGCTGTAGTTCTATAGGTTTCATCTATGTATTGCTTTAGATCAGTTCTAAGTTCTATTGCTATTTTTGTTGAAACAGCATCAGCACCCTCAGTTACAGTAGATATTTGTGATACTATTCTTGCTTCTAAATCCTCAAGTGTTTTCTTGATTTGGATTTCGTGGTTATCTGCTAACCTCTCTAAAAACTCTTGTCTTGCCATTATACATTAAAACCTTTTCTCCAAGATTTTATCGCCCAAAAAACAGGTTGTAAATTTACTTGTCTGCCCTTAGCTCTCATTCTTTTCAATGTAGCACCATGTCTCGCAAGGAATGATTTCTGTCTCGCTGGATTGTTTTTTTTTATAGTCATTGTTGGGTCTCCAAAACGAACTACCTGAACATTACCTGTTTTCTTATTCCTGACATAAACCCCAAACTTCTTTCTCTCGCCTGAAGTTCTAAATGGTTTATTAAGGGTTACAGTTCTACCTCTATATTTAGCCATTTATTTCTTTCTTTTTTTGCGTAAATCTAAATCGTGTTTTCTTGAACCTCTAAGAAAGCTGTTTACTCTTCCCATAGACCAAGCCGCCATAGGAACTCTCCTACTTCCAGCACTAAGGAAAGCACCTTGTCCTCTTCTATAAACTTTTACTAAAGTCCCATAAGTATATCTTTTAGATGCTTTAGCTTTTCGTCTAAGTGTTGCTTGTACTGAAGCTGATAAAGGTTTTCTTCTAACTGCCATTATGCTTTTGTCCTTGCTCTCAGTAATCCTCTAGGAATAAAACCACCTGATTTATATATAGAGGCTACTCGCTTTATTAGACTTGCTCTTCTTGACCTTTTGCTTCCTTTTAGTCCTGACAGATACTTCTTTGGAAGTCCTGAGTCCTTGTCTTTTGGAACTCGTCTTTTTTTTCTTTTCTTTTTTGCCATTACTCTTCTTCTTCGGCTGTTGGTAAGTTTGTTTGGAATTGTCCGATAGTCGTAGAAGTAGCATCAATTTCTTGATGTATTGCATCAATCTTTTCATCATCATCTATTACTGCCTTTGCTATTTGTTTATCTATTTCCTTTGTATATGTGTCTGACTTCACTCCACTAGCTTTTGCCACTTGTAAGAATTGTAGATCAGCCGCATAATCCCTTAGATCAAATGTATCAGGATAATCTATTTGACCATCAAAAGTTTTGTTTTGCCATTTAGCAAAGAAAGACCAAATCTGCTCTTCAGCATTTTCTAATAAATCTGCTTTCTCTGATAATCTAGCATTGAGTAGTTGAAACTCTGTTTGTAAAGCAATACCTGAGTTGATTGTTTTTTCAGTTGCTCTAACAGAACCCATATGAGTTATTCTATTGATTGCATCTACTTTCATTGAAATAGAGTTCATAATACCATCTAAAGATTGTGCTGAGGGTTGTATAATGTAAGGTTTTAGATCAGCCTGTAAATCTTCAGGCATCTCAATAACTGAACCAGCACCAGCACTAGCCTCTACATTAGGGGTTTTAACAAGACTTGGGTGGTTACTTAATCTTATTAGCTGTTCACATTCAGAATAGTCATTGTAGATAGCCTGTTGTAATTCTGCAACATCAGATAGATCAGATATACCAATAGCTTTTCTTTGAGACTTTTGATTGTATAAGATAATCGCTGGTATCTCATTTAAAGGGTTCGGTTGTTCGTCTAATAATTTTGGCTTAGAAGAAGTATATTCTTTCATGTAATCATCTACTTCATAAGTTGTAATATCATCTAAAGACCAAACTTTTATAATTGCTTTATCATCAGTTAAATCTTCTAATATTGTAAGAGATGTAAGATAATACTTTCCATTAGGATATCTTGAGTATTCCCAATTCATAACATTATCTGGTGTATAAATTGAAATGTATGGTCTTATATCCTGAGATAATTCTTCGGCTCTAGTGTTAGTGATAACACTTGGCTTATCCATAATCGCCCAACAAGTTCCATAAATAGATGCTTGAGTCTGCATTTCCTTGATTACATTGTTGAAGTTTCGCCCATCTAAATCTGCATCATTCAGGAATGACTCTAAATCTGGGTCTCCAGCTAGTGAACCATAGTCTCTAGTTGCATGAACTCTAAATAAAAAGCTGGAATAAATTTGTACGACATTTCTACAATGATTATCTAAAGGGGTAAAACCAACCCTTTTCATATACTCCTCATCAGACTCTAAGATATATCTATTCAGGTAATAACCATTACCATAATCATCTCCACCTAAATATGATCTGTAATGGAAGTTCCATCTATGAAAGTTTTTCTCATAATCGCTATGTCTAGCTGTTAAGAAATCTCTATTGTATATCGCCATCAACTCCACCTAGTCGGTTCACTTGGTTTAAAATCTCTACGCAAAGGGAAAACATATTCAATAAGATAGCCTATTGCATCAGCCATATGGTCATACCCACTATCCTTATCAGGTATATGAGTTCCCTCTTTGTATATTTGTCTTTCTAAACTTTTAATTAAATTTTTGCAAGATTTGGTTATGAAAAGACTTGACACTCCATTAGCATTTTTAAGTTTAGAATTTACTGCATTTATTCTATCTCTTACTTGAGGGTGCGTTGGTCTAACCTTTACATTGAACCCAGCATTTCTAAGTAATGATAAATCAGTAGAACCACCAGCACTTGTCTTTCTTTGTCTTGCGGCTGGGTCAGGATAAATCACAATGTTTCGTACTCCATATCTTGCTTTTATTTCATCAATCATATCATTTGTATTTGCGTTGTATATTTGTATCTCATCAAAAATTATTAAATTATTATCTCTTATCTGACCAATACAACAAGCCATAGGGTTATAGTTAAAGTCCATTCCAATATGCAAAGGTAATTCTTTTTGTTCATATGTGTCTATAATGTGTTTGTTTCTATCAAAGTTGTAATAAATAACTCCAGCATAATTAACAAATGTAGCTAAATATTCTTGCTGAAAAGTTCTCTCATCTAGGTCATTCTTAGCTTGATCTATTTCTTCTTGAGTAACTTGACCACCCTCAACAGTAGTAAATTTAAAACTTTCCCACTCACTATCTTTCTTTGAGTATAATTCATAAGACCAATTACCATAACCTTTAGGTGTTCCACAAAACAAAGCTGAACCCATAGTATATTTATCTGAAAGTGTAGGTCTAATAACTTCATACCAAGCCTCAGGCTTTATGTCTTGTATTTCGTCAAAGCACACAAATGAAAGTCCACTACCTCTTAGGCTCTGCTCATTTTCACTACCCTTGAGGCTTATTGTTGTTCCATTTCGTAAAGATAAAGTTAATTGTGTTTCATTTATTTTAGCTACCCATCTATGTGCTAACATCTTTTCTTTTAATGGTTTCCACATTATCTCTCTGCTTTGTCTATAGCTGGGACTTATGTAGAATATTTTTTTGTTTGGAAACCTACCAAACTTAGCTAATTCATTTAAGGCTACAAATGTTTTACCAAATCTACGACCTGATAATAATACTCTAAATCTTTTATCTGATAATATTACTTTTCTTTGTGGTTCACTTAAAGGCACTAATCAATAGACCATTCTAAAGGCTGACTATCTTCTCCTACAGGTATATCAGATTGACCCAACATTTGTTTTCCAAGCCAAATGAGCATAACTGCATTTAGCTTTTCTGCACTCTTCCATTGTAACTGTCTTAGCCTTAGTTTCATCTCTGCTCTCCCTTTTGTGAGATATTCGGAATAACTCTTTCTAATCAGGCTTTCATCACACCCAAAGAAGTCTGCTATCTCTACATTTGTCATTCCGTATTTAGCTAGTTTTTGTACTTCCTCTGTGTCTATGTCGTACTTTTTCGGTCTTGCCATTAGTGAATTGTAATACCCTCTCTTAAAACTTCTTCTTTTTGGACTTCGTGATACTGATATAAATATTCATGTGCTTGTTCCTCTGTATCAAATCCTGATACCTGAATAATAGCTGAAAACTTTCCATAGCTATCAGGAATAGTCATAAATAAT